AGAAACCAGTTTTGCCAGTAGATACGGTGACATTTGTCTTGGAAGAAACCACCACTCCGTCCGCTCCACGAGCATAGAAGTTAAAGGTAGGCTGATTGCTGATTGCAGCACCCGTCTTTCGCTTGACAACCTGCGGATAATAAGATACCGTTCCTCCGCTACCTTCTGTGATTGTTTCGTCAGAGGGAGAGGGATTGGCTACCACTGCATAAGGATCAGTCACATCCATCACTCCCTGCACGTCCTGCCCAATTTCCGCACCATCAGCAGAGTACACCTTCACCATAAACTCCTTGTAGGTGTCTACGTAAGGCGATCCGTCGCTTTCATTCTTGTAGACAGTGAGCGTCTGTGAGGTCTTTCCTGAGAGCAGTGTCCAGTCTGCCTTGCCTGTATTCTCATACCACTGATAAGTAGGTGTGCCTTCATACGAACCTCCATTATAGTAAACCATAGCCTTCAAGCCTACGGAGTTGTTATTCTCTCCCAGCACAAAGTTGTAGGAATCATTGGCCGCAATCGTTACCTTGAAGGAGTTGCCCGAACTCTCCTGAATGGGAATGGTGTAGGAACTCGTCAGTTCGTCGGTGATGGAGCCATCCTGCACTGTAACCACACACTTGACCACGCAAGAGGCATACCCCATGGCGGCAGCGATGTTATTGACAATCTTCAAGCCTTGGCGCTTGTTGTCAGTTGTCACCTTCTTGAACAACCCCGCAAATGTGCCCGTACTGATTCCATTAGACCCGAATACAATCTTAGTGCCGTTGATATACCAATCAATGGCTCCCGCTGCGATAACTACCTCTCCCGTAGCCGTGCGGGAGGAAGTACATACGAACTCGATTGTAGGCTGGTTGGCCTCCACTTCCCAGTCAGGGGATACTCTGATAGACGTACCCTCCTGCGTGTATTCCTGCCACAAATCACCTCCCGTAGACATAAGAATTGTGGTGTAGGTACAGCTCTTTCTAAAGAACTTGACCTCGCGTGATGCCGATGCGGTACTCATACTTCATCCTCCTGCGTTTCTTGTAATTCATCCTCATGTATTCCCACTTCCGTGTCCGTGGAATCCTCATCCAAAGTCTGACCATCCAAGAGGAATCTCGGATCAGTGGCTTTTGGCAGGGCGACCATACTCTTTCCTTGCTGCTCCAAACGAGCGGTATTGCTGTCGAGCATCAGTCCACCAATCACCGTCATGAACTTATTGAAGGAGTCCGCCAAATCCACAATCAAATCTTCATAGTTGATTTTCTGTGCAAGTGCGATGGCGTCCGAGCGGAAGAATACATAACTTCCGTCCTTGGTCTGAATCTTGTCTCCGTCCGCACATCCCAGCATGGCGAACACCTTTTTATTTCCTTTAAAATAAAATGCCATATCTTTATCGTTTTAAATTAATGAATCAACATGATAGTTCCGTCCTTATCCGTCATAATCGCACCGTCCTTGTCCGTAAGCGCAGCCAACGGACCTCTGTCTTGAAGGTCAAGTGTAACCACCCCTCCATATATTGTATCATAGGCTGAAGTGGGCAGCTCAGGTTCCTTCCCATAGGCCACCCATGTCTTATTCTTCTGCTCGCCAGTGGACTGGTTGGTACCTACATACCACATAGGGATAAATACCTTGTCGAAGTCATCAATCTCCCCATAGCCATCCATATCAAAATGTGCCACCGGGTAGATATACTGCGTGCCATAAGGAATTTCGTTTGGTATATTATATATATCCTCCGTATATGAAGGTATTCTCCGGGTAAAAGTAATGGTCTTATGAGGTTCCGTCCCGTCGAAAGTGACGCTGGATGGATTCCCTCCCTCGTCAAACCTTACTTGGCATTTCAAGTAGAGCAGCTCTCCCATCTTCGAGCGGTCTACCGTGCATACTGTGCCATCCGCACTGACAGTGGCATAATAGTCCAGCTTGCTTGTTCCCACTGTATGGAATGTCTTTCCGTCGTGACTTACGGACCATACGAACTCGCGGGTGTTTTCCTTGGCCTCTCCTTCCAATCCCATGTAGAGCGTGGCTTGTACAGACAGCGTATCATTGTCTATCAAAGGGTTGTACACATTGCTGTCCGCCACACTCAATGCCAGCGTAGGAGTAACCTTCGAGGCGGAGTAGCAGGACAGCAGATAGCTGTCAGCGATATAGAAGCTCTGTTTCATTTGGCTGTCCACGTATGTGGCCGAGAACTTCAAGGTGATGGTAGTATCGGGAGTGACGTTCTTCTTCACTCTCAGCAAGCCTGCCGTAGCGCCCGAAGTCACCACCTCGTAGTCATTGCCCGTGGTAATCACCGTCTCCGTATCGCCAATCACTTCCACCCACTTGATATTCGAGAGCGAGCCATTCACACTACCCGATGTCAATCGTCCGTCCTTGGCTCTGATTCTCACCCAAGGCTGCAATAGGACTGGAGCCACCGTGTAATCGGGGATATACTCATTCGTGTAGGCCGAGTAATTCTGCTCGTCGGGCACCGTGCCGCTCAGCGTTATGCCGTAACTGAGGGTCAGCGGAATGAGGTTAAAGTTGAATCTCTTTGTTATCATATCTTAATATCTTAATATCCATATTCCATTGATGCCGAATCTTCGGCTGTTTGGTTACCCATGCCGTCTCGAAGGGTGACAGTGACCGTGAAGCGTATCTTCTTGGGAAATCCCGACGAAGTGTCTGCATCTAAGTCCGCGTAGGTAAGGGTAACACTCTTGCCTACTCCAGCATGGCTAAGCGCCCAAAGGTTGTCCGATGCCACACGTGGGTTCCCTTCGCTGTCCTCGCTATATCTCGTCCATGCAATGTCGTCCGTCAGAATGTCATCCGTCACATCGAAATTATACAGCTTGGCTACGGCCGTCAATACCATCTCAAAGTTGTCAAGGTCGTATATCTGCTCTGCCTCTGCAAACTGCACCGTAAACTCGGGATTGCCCTCCACCATAGCCCAGTCAGTGTTGTTCCACGCAGGGGCGGTAGTGGTGCGTGACTTCTGACATCTCCATTTGCATCCCATGTACCAAACATCGGAAATCTCGTACTGGCCATCATCATTCATCTCACGGCAGAGATACACTCCATCCGATGTCCACAATCCTCTGTCTATATACGTGGGTATCGGCTCGCCCTTATAGTCCACTTGGATGAAGTTCTGACAGATAACACCCATCGCGTATAGGTAGTCCTTTGACGGATCTATTCTCGGATCATCCTGCAACCAATCGGGCAGGTTGCCTATCATCACCCCGTCGTTGACCGCATCCACAATCGGCTTGGTGACGTTTACCAATTTCTTGATACAACCTTCCGTAGACGAGAGATAGAAACAACTCTGCCGGGTCGTGTCCGTCTGATTACCCCATCGGGCAATGACCATCGTCTCGCACGGGGGATAGTTCTTGCCCGCGGGCACTTCATCATCGGGATATAGAGTAACCTCCGCGTAGTTATTCGCAGTGTTCACGGAGTTCACACGCATCCATGAGGTATAATACTCGCCACTTCCCTTGGCTAAGGTATTGATGATGCCCTTAATGACATTATTCTCCACTTGGGCGGTGAAATAACCATCCCACTTGGAGCGGAAATGCAGGCCGTAGCAACCATCACCCAAATCATCCACGCTCTCTATGGTATCCGATTCAGTGAGTATTTGGTCGCCTTCCAATGCGCGTAGTCTGTTGACAACGAGTTCGAGGAACTGCGCTTGGGACCTTACCTTCAAGGATTCCACTTCGAGATTGCCCAACCAATCAAGTCCTGCGCCATGACCCGAGTAGATGGATGAAACAAACCCATCTGTCTCCAAGCCTTTCTTAAAAGTGATTTTTCCTTGGGCGGTGTCGTTGTCGGTCTTGGAGAGGAACATCTGCTTGCCGATAGTTTGAACGAGAGAGTTGACTTGCGTCTTGCTTAAACTGTTCGTCCCACTGCCATTACTAAGACCTGATGATATCTTATCTATCTGTGCGGTGATCTTATCAAGAGTTGAACTTTCTACATCATCGTTCAGAGTTACCTCATAAGTGGGAATAAGCGCACTACCCTCTTTTATCACCAACTGACTAATGGTGACAGATGCTGCTATGCCAAGATCCTCGTCGGAGAAGTTGAGCAACATACCCTCACAAATTGTCGCTGCCAACTCGGGATTGTTTGCTAAGTAAATCTCGTCCAGATAAGGCTCGAACTGATATTTGGTCTCGTAGACCTCTTTTAAATAGAGTAACGCAGATGCCAATAGTCTTTGCTCGGCGGCTTCAACGTAAACGTCGGGCATTTGTATATTGGTAATAACAAACTTATCGCCTGCTGCAATCTTGTAGACGTTGTAGGGATAATAGAAAGTAAGATCCTCTACGCGGTTGCACTCCAGCTCGTAGCAGACGTAACCATCCTCTTCAATACGAGTGATACCATTTTCCACAATCTCAAACTCTCTGCCCTGGCACATACCGCTCTTCATACAGATAGTCATAGTGCCATCCGTGGACGCGAGTTTGTATGCTCCATTCTCACGTTCACTAAGGTCTACTCCGAAGTCCTTAATACGGAGTTTAAAGGTCCCTTGAATCTCCGTGCCATCATCGGGAGCAATACCGTCATCATCCGGGTTCTCGACAGATAGTATTTCGTCAAGAAGGCCATTATCTCCACTTGGTTGCGTAATGTCATACCCAGCTTTCTTTACCTCGTCGAAGGTCATGCCCTCCAACGTAGGATATATCTCGTTATCTTCGCCGGTACCAAACAAGTCCTCACTACCGTCGAAGTAAACAGTACCTTCTCGAATACCGTAGAGACTTATCTTATCCTCAGATTGAATATACCCTTCTCCATCTTGATAGCCATCTGCATCAATAAAGGTATCTTGACCATTGGCGATGTAGTTAGGTAGCATCAGATTTGGGCAATACTGGCTTTCGGATAGCCCTCGCTTGTTGTAATAGCGATAAGGCATATTTTTAGTGGAACCAAAGGCACGCAGACGAGTGATAATCTTTGTATCTTGATTAGTCGTCTGCTTGATATCGTAAAGGCCATTGCCTTTTCCGTAGCCAAATACCTTGCCCACTGCGACCGCCTCCGCTCCAATCGTTATCACTCTGCCCTTGATGGTGTAGTTCACATAAAACTCGCTATTGACTAAGGCGAGAGCATCAAAACAGCTGATAGAACGAACAGTAATATTTTTATCAGATGTAGAGCATGATTCATCCACCTTGACGGTCCATTTCTTATCATCCTTGTATAGTCTATCAAGATTCACCTGGATACGTTCGGCAAGGTCCGATACGCTATTGGCATAAAATGGGAAATTGGAGAGGCCGGTATAATGGCCCATATTATCCTCCTGCACGTAGTCAAGGAAGTCGCATCGTGTAAGTTCATCCGCCACAGAATTAAACTTTACGGAATCGTACACAAATGCCTCTCCATACGTACTTCTGCGTGCCTTTTTCTCTTTTGCGGGTACGTAATTCAACGCATAATCCTCTCCGCGATAAGTGAAGTAATCACCGATAGCAAAGGCAATAGGTTCCTCGGACGAGATTGTGGCGGTAATATACCTCTCGCCCATGAAGATGCCAGTCATTTCGAATTGATGAATGGTACATCTTTCTATCTTACCTTCTTTATCATATAAAACTACACTCATTTCGGTTCCTCCAAGGATATATCTGTAAGCGGATCATTGACTTTGAACTTTACGGAGAAGGTGATACACGCTTCCTCTTTCAGTTCATCCTCAAAGACCTTTTGTGTAATGTAAGCCTTATTATCGTAACTCTCAAATCGGCAGTCTTTCCTACCGATGAGGGTATAGGTGTCGTATATTTCTAACCGCGGGCCATAAGAGTTCTCGCCATTTTCATTCTTATCGGCATCAAGGCCTATGAGATAAGCGAAGAAACTATCTATTGCAGTCTTTGCCTGCCTCGGGGTGCCCTTGACAGCAAACTCGACTTCAATCTCATAAGCTTTGATATAGAGTTTCTGAGGAATAAATTCTTCGTCGCCATCTTCGTCATACCATGAGCGAGATGGAAGGTCCTTTACCTCACCAATAGTGATGAAAGGGAAGCCTGTGCAATAGATTCCCCAACGCTTTGCGGAGTTAAACACCTTTGCTCCGTCGTCTTGCTTATGTATTAAAAAAGGTTTGTACGGCATCCTACATCAGTTTAGTATGGGCAACAAAAAAGTCCGCAAACGTGGCTTACACGTCTACGGACATTTGATGCCTCACAATTATGAAATTACTATGCGTAGCAAAGATAATTAAAAGTTTGTCACTTACATACACTTAGATGAGAATTTTATCGAAAAGTTAAATCTTTGTGTTTATGCTGCATAGCATATCCGATAATTTGCAATTCCCGATTTTTCTTTCTAACTTTGCGGTATGTTTAATCAGGCTCCGCTTAGGGCGACACCTAATGAGGCCGCATCATATATATCTATGAATTTTAGAATGGTTAAACATGGGTTATGCGGAGGCGCGTGATGCGTCCCGATAACTAAGAAAGGCGCAGTTCCGTGATGGTTCCGCGCCCTTCTCTTTATAAACTCTATGGCAAAGAGTGTTTATCTTACCAATACATCACCGCTTACCTTATAACTACCACCCTTCCGGTAAAGGTAAGCCTTGGAATCTCCTTCCTGGATAACTTGTACAACCGCGTTATCATATACCTTAATAAAGGCTTTCGCGTGGTCGGTTATCGTAATTCGTATAAATGAGTCGTGGCGGACATGGATGGTTGCTACATCATATCCTTTGACGATAATATCGCCATGGCAATCCCCATTCAGCACAAGGATTCCTTTTACAAATTTCTCATCAAAATCAGCATCTACATAGATGCCGTGATTCTCCATCACCCCGGAAAAGTTCTCCATCATGTACTTGCGAGAAGGATAATCATGCTCAATGCAGAAGTCCAAACCTCTAATATACATTTCACATAATTCATCCTTATCCCGCTCGCTCCATTCGCTGGTCCACTTGGCACATAGGCCAAGCGACACAGCTTTGTTTTTCAATTCGGTATTCAGCTTATTCATATCTTACACATTAAGTTTTACTCCGCTGCCGGTCTTGGTGAGTTTGTGAAGGAGATCGTTGGTATCTTTGGAAATATCGCTAATGTCCTCCACTCCGTTTGCGGTGCGTAGTGTATTTGTTTCAATCATTTTCAGGCTTGCCAACTGAGCACCCAAAGTGGTTGTCACATCTGGCATGGTCTTTAAGTAGAACTCGGTGGCCATTGTGCGCATCGCGCTAAGGTCGGCACGGATAGCGTTTACGTAGGAAGCAAGGAGATCTGCGGTATCCTCAGTAATACCAGAGATGCTTGCCGACAATCCGCTCTTACTTGATGTCGCAGTTAATGAGCCGCCAGTTGCATCGTTAAAGAGTTTAAGAAACGCATCCACTTCCTCAACCATCAATTCACCTTTCGAGTTAAACCACTCGGAGATAGCGGCTGCTACCTTCTCGGGAGCGTCAAACAGATTCTCCATAGTTGCCACACCGCCGGAGCGATTTCCATTCGCATCAATCTTCCCAAAGAGCGTTTCTTCCAATTCCTCGAACATCGGTTCGATGATATTGAGTTTTACCATATCATTGGCTACACTCGCAAGGATATCATTTGCAGTGTCTTTAAAGGCCTCTGCTGCGTTTTCACCATTACGGAACGCTTCAACCAGGCTATCGCTAAACTGGCCTGCCCAATCCTCGAAATCTATCCCGTACAACTCTTTGGCAAGGTCTTGAACGAAGTAGGTTATCTGATCGTTCAAGTCGGCTATCTGGTCAGCGTAATCGCTGATGGCGGAACTATCCGACTTCTTCTTCGCTTGCTCGTTACGCATCTGCGATTCTATCTCCGCACGCTGCGCGACAAGGCTTGCGTACTCCGCGCGATAGACTTCTCCGGTCTTGTTCTTAATGGTTCCGGTGCCTATCGCGTTAATTGCAGCCAGCGCCTCCTTGTTGATAGATATTTCCCAGCCTTTCTTCTTCCATAAGTCCTTCCAAAGCGAAGTCTTGTAAGACTTAATGCCACCAGTAAGCGCAGTATACATACTCTTACTGCTATCGGATAGCGTTACACCCATAGCAGATGTTTGATTCATCAACTGCGTGTAGGACTTAATGGCTCGCTCGAAAGAACTGCTGCCGTTACCAAACGCTCTGTCAATAGACTTCTCCAACTCGTCATAAGC